AGGAAGGTTTCTTCGATTATTATATTCAAAGATATGAGTACGACATTGAATGTTCCAATAGAGGTAACGACTTATTTGAGTCAGAAAGAATGAGTGATACTGATGCTTCGTAAAAGTGATTACAGATTTTTTGAGAAAGCAAAGAAAGTAGCGTCTGTTTCTGATTTTTATAAGACTCATATGGGGTGTGTAGCTGTATATCAAGGACAAGTTATAGGGTTAGGATGTAATTGCAACAAAACTCATCCAAGTCAGCAATATTATAATCAGTACCGGGAAAAGTCTGATAGTCTATTAGCGAAGCTTCATGCTGAAATGAGTTGCTTGAATTCCATAAAGAACCAGAATATAAACTTTTCCAAAGTGAAATTATACATATATAGAATTCGTAAGAGTCAGCCATTTGGATTAGCTAGACCATGCCCTTCTTGTATGGCAGCTATAAGAGATTTGGGAATTAGAGATATCTATTATACAACTAATGACGGATATGTTTACGAGAAGATTGAAAAGTATAATGTGGGAGGTGTAGCGTAATGGTTTGTGAAGTATGCGGTGGTGTATTATTTCATGATAATAGATGTCCTTATGCGCCAATAAGAAAAACTAGTCACTACTGCTCTATTTGTAAAGATGGAATATTCAATGGAGAAGAATATGTTGAAAATGATAAGGGTGACTATGCCCATTTTGAATGTGTAGACTTTGGAAGAGATTTGGTAAAATTTCTTGGATTAGAAATTAAGGAAATGGATGGTGATTAAGATTAGGCGGATTAAGGTTATTTTGTGGAAGATAGTTCCACATATACATAATTTAAGAGATGTAATCTATATCAATTGGTTTGGATATGAGTGGATTATACAGAAGAAGGAAAATTAAGTTAGAAAGGATGAAAGAAATTTGAGCAAAGATATTATTACAAAAGATTTTTTTATTGAAATTATGGAAACTGTAAAGAAGACCTATAAATATCAAGAAGGTTTAAATGACTATTTTTCCAAGAATGGCGTTGATGGATATATTTATCAGCCAGATTGTATTGATACTACAATAAAAATCCTACATAAGATTTTCGAGAAGAAGGATGTAGATGAATGGATTAGTTACTTCTGTTTCGAATTGGATTTTGGAAAAAAATATAAAGACGGCGACGTTAAGGATGAATTTGGGAAGAATATTCCGTTAGCTACATTCGAAGATTTATATAATTTACTTACTGAATAGGTGGTGATATTATTAGCAAATATGGCTTAAAAATAAAAAACATAGAGGCTAGTACCCTATTTGAATATAATAATGGAGTACGTGACCACTATGAATATAAAGACGCAATGTTTACTAATAGTCTTTTCAGTGACTATTTGAAAGAGAACGGAATGAAAATTTGGAAGGACGAGTCTACTAGAGATATTATATGTTTAGAATTTAATTATGGTTCTCGATCTTATGAAAAGGAATTAATTCATTTACGTAAGATTGCGAGTGGAGCAAGGAAAGAATATAGAATTGCAAATATTCGTGGCGACAAGTATTTAATGGGTAAAATTCAAGCAAAACGAAACAAAATTACCGGATTATTAGATGTAGCTCATGGTAACAAAGGTAATTATAAAGCTTTAACAAACGAGGAACTTCGAACACTGTATTATAACAATGGTGTAGATGTAGAGTATATTACTCGTGACCGAAATGGCAATATTAAAAAGACAGAGAACATTCACTATAAGATGCTGTTCAGAAGTACCGGTAAAGCAAAAAAGGGGTCTTGTATGTTTATTAGAGATAAGCTTTATAAGAAGGCAAGAAACTTTTTATACATGGGAATTGAACCATCAGATAAGAACCCTATGATCGTAGAACTGAGTGCTTATGCTCCACTGGTTGCAAGTGGTATTGTTGGAAGAATTAAGATTAATCCTAAGAACATTTTGATTCTAAAAGATGTAGATAGGTTTTTTACAACAAATGTAATTAGTGTTGAAACGGATGATGAAAAACACTGTCTTGCAAAGAGAATTGATGATTATACGCTGAAAAATACTCTATTTGATGGGCAAGCCCTTATTGATAGTAGCATTTTTCCATCATGGGGTAATGGATATATATTGCTTAGACATCATTTTTGCAAGATGGCTGCATTTAACACCAACATCCAGAAGTTTTTTAAAGATTATTTTGGTGATGCTTACTACACCGCTACTGTTACAGATATGTTTGGCGTAGAACATTTTGTTAAGGATATTGAGCTTATCACTACTGACAATGCTATGAAATGGATTAAATTTGACAAATCATATTATTATTGGTGTGAGAAGGTTTATGAAAACAATTGTATGTTTGGTATTGTAAAGACTGCGCATGAAAGTAAATTAGGCTCTGTGCAAAAAATGAGTTATCAAATGGTAAACTCGTTAGATGTTGATATTATGCAAGATGTTGTTCAAGCAAGTTGTGAGTATGTGATTCAGTTAAAAACAAATGATGATGTTTTTATTGATTATCTAAAGAAGAATAGCAACTTTTCAAATGATTATGATGTGTTAGTAGCTTTATGTGAACATAATCCAGATTTTGTGAGAAGTGATTATTTTAGAGATAGACGAAAAGCAATTATTAAAACATATATCCTTAATATGAAAGGCGGAAAGATAATTCAAGATGCAGACAATCTCACACTTGTCGGATCTCCGTATGCAATGTTACTTTATGCAACTTGTGGTGACGAAACCATCGTAGACAATGATGATACATTCTGCTTCGAAAAAAATACAGTTCAGTGTTATACGGAGAGATTTAAGGACGGAGAATATCTTGCATTGTTTAGAAGTCCATTTAACGGAAAATATAATTTAGTCTATGCTCATAATACGTATGATGATAGATTAAAGAAATATTTCAATTTTGGGAAGCAGATTGTTGCTGTTAATATGATTGGAACTGACGTACAAGATCGTGCTAATGGATGCGATATGGATTCAGATTTCTTTTATACTACTAATCAACCATCAATAGTAGAACATGCAAAGCAGTGTTATTTAAAATATCCAACTATTGTAAATAACATTCCAAAGGAATCTAATAAATACCATAATACGATGGATGACTATGCATTGATTGATAATAACCTTGCAAAATCACAAACTGATATTGGCGAGTCTAGTAACTTGGCGCAGATTGCCCAAACATATGAATGTAATTTTGAAGACAAAAAATTTAGTGATTACGTTTGTATTTTAAGTGTTCTTGCTCAATGTGCTATTGATAATGCAAAGCGTAGATTTGATATTGATTTAGCAGATGAGATTAAGCGTATAAAAAAGGATATGGATATGAAAACACACAAATATCCGGTCTTTTGGACAATTATTAAAAAGGGATTTGACAAGAGTAATATTAATAAAAAATTAAATTGTCCTATGAATTATTTGTATGGATTAAATTTTGATAAGTATAAGTCTATTGATACTACTCTTCCAATGTCTAAGTTCTTTGCAAAACATAAACTAGATGTTAATCGAAGAACTTGTAAGAGAGTTGAAGAATTGATTGAAAAATATTCCTTGCAGCTTTACAAACAGAATATTTCTGATGCTTTTAATGGAGAGCAAGATAATGATTATTTATTATTAAGAAGCGATTTCGAAGAATTGGTTAGAAATATTCGCAGCATTAACATATCTTCTAATTATATTAGTCTTATGTCTTGGTTGATTGATAGGGCTTTTATGATTACACCTAGTATGACACAGAATAATAAAATGCTAAAAACCAATCTTGGTGCAAACAAATCTTTACTCTTAAAGGTACTATATGAGGTTAACCCAAAGTGCTTTTTATCATGTTTTAATGAAAAAATGTGAGTTTTGGTATACACCTAGCAAAAAATACATGCCTAGAAGCCTTGATTTATCAAGGTTTTTGGGCGTTGCAATAAGTGAACTAATGAAGGAGAAAGCTGATATGTCGCAAGTACCTTCACCGCTAGTATCCAATGCGGGATATAAATATGGGCAACGTTGAAATATTTAAGCCTAGCCACAGGCTTGATATGTGGCTCATTAGTCTATTCAGAGAGTTTAAATACTCCTCTTTTTCATAGTTTTATCTTCTTCTGTAAGCAGTGGTACTTACGTCTGGTAGGTATCACTGCTTATTTCTGTTGTAAGTGATTTATTAACGAGGTGTAGCCTAGTCCGGCAAGGCGCATGATTTGGGTTCATGAGATCATAGGTTCAAATCCTATCACTTCGGTTACTCTTCTACTGAAGAGAAATTTTAAAGAGAAAGAAGGAATTTTTATTTTACTTATTACTAAGAAGACTGCACAGATTTTAAACAAGGAGTACAAAGTACCATTCGGTTACGAAGGAATTAGTGTTTCTGGTACTCGCCGTAAATATTATCTGACAGAAAATGAGTATAATTTAAATGCATTAAAGGAATTAGAAAACAAAAATAAGTAGGGAAGGCGGTATCGCCATTGGCAAAGAAAAGTAAAGATAAGATAACGGTGCGCTGTGTAGGTATGTCGTCTTGTGAAGTGACGGGTTCCGGATATCTCGTGGAATGTCCTACTGGCGAAAAGATTATTTTGGATCTTGGAATCTATCAAAGCTCAAAGCCCTATGAAGATTACAAGATTAACAAAAGAAAATTTGATTTTAAACCGTCTGAGATTAATGCGGTGATAATCTCGCATTCAAATGCAGACCATTTTTCTTTATTACCAAAGGCAGTTCATGATGGTCTTAATTGTGATATATATATCGCTGCGGAGAATGTTGACTTTATGAAGCCGATGTTAGAAGACTCTGCAAAAATTCTAGAAAGAGATGTGCAATCATTTAATAGAAAATTAAAGAAAGAACACACTCCAATATATGATATGGATGATGTACGTAATACTCTCCCACTTTTTAAAGGGTGTACTAAAAACGAAGACCATTATATTAGTGAAAATGTATGGTTCAGATTAATAAATGCAGGTCATATCTTTGGTTCTTGTCAGATTGAACTGTATATTAAGTTGCCATCTGGCGTAGTTCGTAAAATTGCGTATTCAGGTGATTTAGGCAATATTTTATTTGAACAGCCTTTTGTAGAACCATTAGAACCAATTACTAAATGTGCAATGTATATAGGTGAAACTACATATAATGACCCAAAACGCTCCGTAAAAAAAGGACAACGTGAAAAAGATTTAGAGTTAATGAAAAACGTTATAGAACAAACTTGCATTGATAAAAAAGGTATTGTTCTTATTCCTACTTTTGCATTACAGCGTACAGAAACTATGCTTTATATGTTATGGAAGCTGTTTAAAGATGATAAGAACTTCAAAATTCCAATCATCGTTGACTCTCCATTAGCTGTTAATCTACTTGATTGCTTTAGAAATAATCTTGAAGGTGAATGGTTAGATACATTTAATGAAATGATAAGTTGGAAAAATATTAAAGTTATTCGTTCCGTAGAGGAAAGTATGGCTTGTGTAGCTGACGATTCTCCAAAAGTAGTATGTTCATCTTCTGGAATGCTTACACAAGGACGCAGTATTCTTTATTTGAAGAAGATTTTACCTAGAAGTAACTGTGCAATTTTGACTTGTGGATATATGGCTGAAGGTGGTATTGGTTGGAAAATCAAGAACAATCCTAGTCAGAAGACTATTACCATTGACCAAAAGGCATATCCAAACCGGTGTGATATTAAGTGCATGGATTCTTACAGCTCTCATATGCAATATGAACAGCTTTTGAATTATTATACTAACTTATCCAATAATGGATGTGAAATTATTTGGTTAGTTCATGGAGATAAGGGCAAGTTGACATTTAAGGATGAACTTGAAAAGAGAATACGAAAGATTTTAAAAACTACAAAAGTTGTGGCTACTAATAGAGATACGGTAGCAAGGATTTAAAAATATATTAGAAAGAACGAGGTAGCTCGTATGAAAAATAAGGAATATAAGGATATTTGTAATGTAACCTACTTGGAAAAGTATGAGGTTGAAGATTTAGAAGAAAGACGCTTGTTTATTAATAGTGAAATTGATGAAAACATCATCGACTCTATGGTATATCACATCTTGAGATATAATCGTCTTGATAAAGGTTTGAAACCAGAAGAAAGAAAGCCAATCTATTTGTTTATTAATAGTCCAGGTGGTTCTGTATGTGATGGTTATGGCTTGATTGATACAATTCAGTCATCTATCACTCCTGTATATACTATCAATCAAGCATTGTGTGCAAGTATGGGATTTTTAATTTTCTTAGCTGGTCATAAGAGATATTCCATGAAGCGTAGTGAATTTTTGATGCATGACGGTTCTACTGCCGGTTGGGATTCTACCGCAAAGATGAAAGACCGTATGGACTTTGAAACAAAGCAGTTGGAACAAATGACTAAGGAATATATTATGTCTCGCACTACTATTGATAATGATTTGTATGAAGCAAAGTACAGAGTAGAGTGGTATATGTTACCAAATGAAGCAAAGCAACATGGTATTTTAGACTATATTGTTGGTGTAGATTGTACTATTGACGAGATTTTGTAAGAGTGATTTTCACTCTTTTATTTTATAATAAAATACGGATTTTAAAGGAGAAAACACATGAGTTTTAAGATTAAGACTACGGAGAGCAAGGTAACTCCAAGTAAGAAGAACCTTGAATTAAAGAATATTTCTGTAAAGGATTTAAAGTTGGTTGACACTGATACCGGCGAAGATATTACAGAAAAGGTTATTGCTGAAATTCCAACTGGAATCGAAACGGTTGATTTTAAGCTGATTTTTGAACTTCCTGATGAGGAAGATTCCGAAGAGTAAGAAGGGAGTGTTTAACATTACTGACTTACATAGATTAGAAAATGAAGATATGTTAGCATGGCAAATTAGATGCTGTCTTGCTAAGAGACGCAAAGAAACTGATTTAGATTGGGTAGAAATCAGAGATATGCTTGGGTTAGATATTACCCCTGACCAACTTCGAAAGGAAGCGGTTGGAATTGAGTTGTACGACCAGTATATTCATGGTTTTGGTGGTGTCGCCACTACTATTCTATCTATTTCTGACTTGCACTACCCTTTCGCTAAACCGTTAGAAACGTTTAGAGATTATATTGGTAGAGTTGATATCCTTCAGTTGAATGGAGATATTTTGGATTGTATGCAGTTATCTCGTTTTAACAAGACATATCGCACGTCTCCAATAGATGAAATTATCGAAGGAAGACAATATATTATCGACTTGATTGAAATGATTAAGCCAAAGAAAGTTTTGGTTAATCACGGAAATCATGAACTCCGTATGGGGCAGTATTTAGCAAAGAATTTAGATAATGAACTTCAAGAACTTATGCCAGAAACAGCTTTTGACTACATATTCTTAGATGGATTTACCCATTATGATAGAAAAACAAAGGCAAAAGTTAAATATGCACCATTGTGTGAGGTTTTTGATGATATAGAAATTGAATATACTGGAACTTGGTATTCTCAGTATAAAGATATTTTATTCTGTCATCCAAAGGCTTTTGCAAGCAGTCCATTAAAAACTGCCGAAAAGGCTCTCTATTGGTTTAGAAATGAAGGATTTGATTTTAAGGCACTTATTATGAGTCACACACATAGAGTAGGCTCTTATAAAATTGGCAATAGTATGATTTATGAACAAGGATGTTGTTGTGAAACAAATAAAATGAAATACAATGATGGACAACTTGTTAATTCTCAGAAAGAAGGATTTATGTTTATTTGCCTTGATAGAGATGGACACGTAATTGAAGATAAGACAAAAATCGTAACATTAAATTAAATGAGGTAAAATCTATGGATATTGAATTGTACTGTTGTTATTCTCTCCCACTTCGTAATTATTTACGTGACAATGGAGTGAGATACAAACTATGTGCATTGAATCCAAATTCTCAACAGAGGTTTTGGGTTTATATAAAAGATGAAAAGTTAGATACTCTGTTAAACAAGTGGTCTACCAAATAAGGTACGACCACTTTTTAAATGGAGAATAATTATGTAGAAAACTATGGAGGTTTAAAATATGTATGGATTCATTTACATTACAACAAATATTATTAATGGTAAAAAATACATTGGTAAAAAGAAATATGATAAAGACAATAAGTGGAAAGATTATTTGGGCAGTGGTATTACACTAAATAAAGCTATAAAGAAATATGGAAAAGAAAATTTTTCAAAGGAAATCATAGAAAACTGTGAGACAAAAGAAATTCTAAATGAAAGAGAAAAATATTGGATTTCTTATTATGATGCTATTAATAATAAAAATTTCTATAATATTGCTTCTGGTGGGGATGGTGGAAACACCATATCTGGATATACACAAGAACAAAAAGAAGCCTTATCTTCTAAACTAAGTGTAGCTAGAAAAGGTATTATTAATATTGGTAGTAATAACGGGAACGCAAGAAAAGTCATTTGTTTAAATACTATGAAGGTTTTTGATACAATTAACGAAGCTTCTGAATTTTATGGTGTTGACAAAGACGCAATTCAACAATGTTGTTCAAATTCCAATCATAGAAAAACTGCTGGTGAATTGGATGGCGTTAGAATGATTTGGGAGTATTATGATGAATCAAAGAATTATACATATTCTCCATTTAAAAGACAATATAATTATAAACCAATTTTATGCATAGACAACAATGTTGTTTATAGCACAATACATGATGCCAGTAGAGATACGGGGTGTAGTATTGTCGGTATAAGACATTGTTGCTCAGGATTTTTAAAAACGACAAAAGGAATGAGATTTGTCTATGCGTGATGGCAGATTGACTAAACCACAAAAGATGGGTTTTGCATTTATTTGCCAAGATGTCGAAGGTAATCTTATTAAAGATAAGTCTAAAGTTATTGTTTTAAACTAACACAATTTTCTAATTAGTAACACAAAATATGTTACTAATTAAATAATTAAGTTACAATAACAAGACAAGTTAAACCGTGTACGAGTGATACGGTTCTTATAGACCAGAATCCGACTGGCATTAATAAACGGAAATAACCTATGGTTTGTGGAGAGTGGCTTGCTGAATAGCGATTACCACTCTCCTATTTTATTAAAAAATATTTAAGGATGAAAAGGAGAAACAAAAAATGAATAAGGCAGATTTTATTAAGGCAGTACAGGCAAAGGCAACTATTGAAATCCCACAGAAGGATTTGGCAGAAGTATTTAAGGCACAGGAAGAAGTAGTTAGAGAAGCAGTTCTTGCAGGTGAGGAAGTTACCATTCCAGGTGTATGTAAGGTAAAGGTTAAGGATGTTCCGGAACGTACCGGTACTGTGATGATGGGCGAAAATAAGGGAGAAAAGTGGGTAAAGCCAGCACACAAGGAAGCTTGTGTTAAGATTTTATCTTCTCTCAAGAAGATTTTCGAATAATGCGAGGTGAATTTATTTGTTTAGATTCAATACGATTGAAGATATTTTTGACTGTATGTTAAGCACAGTAGATGTGGATTATCCGGTTTCAGTAGTAGCTAATGAGTATATCGCTAAGGAGCTACTTAGAGTATTTATGATGTATGACTGTGTAGATTTGGAAATGTGTGACATTAACAGTATAGGATACGATAAAGAATACATTGTTACATTAGGTGACGATGAAGAAACTGGACTTTATCTTACTGTAGATAAAGCATATTATGCAGAAAAGGATGTTTACCTTTCTACTGATGGTTTTGTATTCTTTCACGAAAATGTTCCATGTAAGGCTCAGAGGGATATGGAAAAGAATGAATATACTGAATTCGAATCTGATTGGTTTGTGCTAACATGCAACGAAGAAGACAATGAACTTGAATTCGATGAAGAATATGATGAGTGTTGTGGCGAGTGTTGTTGCGAGTGTGGTAATGATGATTGCAACAAGGTATGTGACTGTGGCGAATGTGAAACTACTCTCCCATCTGAGTACGCTGAGAAATATATTGTAAACGGCAAGGAAGTCGATGCTGCAACTTATGGAAAGGCGTTGGAGGAAATCAATGCAAGATTAAATGCTTTTGAGAATACGTTTCGTAGATTTATGAGAATGATTTAATCAAATATATCAAGGCATATGTGGGTCAAACTGCATATGCTTTTTCTATTTTAGGATGAAGGGAGTTGAAATAAGTGGCAGAACGAAGCAAAAGAATTTGTATGTATGACGAAAATAAGTTAAAGCAAATAAATCCAGAGACATTGAAATTGTTTCAGAAATATCAGATTGATATGTCAATTCGTGATTTATCACCGAATTCTATTTCTGGATATAATTCAGATCTTCAGCAGTGGTTCATCTATATGCATGACAATCAATTTAATTTATCAGTATTAGAAGCAACAGATGAAGATATAGAAGAATATTACTATTGGCGTAAACAACAAGGTAATAATGTTAATAGACAAAAGCGTGTTATGTCTTCTATTTCTGCGTTCTATAAGTTTTTGAGAAAGAAGAAATTAATTAAAGAATCTCCTGTCGAGTTTATTGAAAGACCAAAGCAAGGACAAGCAGTTACAGTACAAACATATCTTACAAAAGACCAGGTGCAATTAATGCGTGAAAAACTAGAAGAATATGGAGATGTACAGTTACAAGCATATGCATTTGTATCTCTTACCACTATGGGTAGAGTGAATGCAATTGCAAATCTTAAGTGGGAACAAATTGACTGGGATGAGCGTATTTTTTCCGATGTATTAGAAAAAGAAGGAAAGATTGTAGAGCTAAGTTTTAGTCAAGAAACGAAAGAATATTTGCAGAGACTTGTAGAAGAGAGAAAAGAGAAAAATATTAATGACCACGGTTGGGTATTTGTTAGTCCTTATGTATCTGAAGATAAAGCGATTAATAATAGCACTCTTAATGATTGGTGTAAGAAAATTGGAAACATGATCGGAGTACCAACACTCCACCCACACGATTACAGACATAGTTATGCTACCCTACTCAAAAACGAAGGTGTAAGTTTAGAAGATGTTTCTACTATGTTGAACCATTCCGGGACTGATGTTACGAAGAAATTTTATATTAAGCAAGACACTTCTAAGGTAAGAAAGTTAAAAGACTCTGTTGTAATCTAGTTTCACTCTTTCACCCACTTTCACTGAACCAATGAAATACCCATTTTAAGTGAAACATACAGTTATTCTATCACTGGCGTGATAGAGGTAAAAGAACCCTTGAGTGGGCAAAATAAATTCCGTCTATAGGACATAAATGGTAGCATGGATAGCACAAGTTCGCAAGTCCTAAATAACTGGTTGTGTACAGACCGATGAAGAGATAGTTAGTGCTTTACACTCTTTTGCTTACCAAAGCAACTAAATTGGAGGGGTTGCGGCGTATCCCAGAATGAGGAAGTAACCTTAACGCCGTATAAACGATAAAAGTTCAAAATCGTAATACGTTACTCTTGCAGTAAAGTAGAGAGAAGACCGTGAATCTGCGTTAAAGATAAAAATTGAACAAAAACCGTTGGAGATTTTTACCGGGGCGGTACGTGTATTAAACCGGATTTGAGCTAATTGAGAGAGCCGTACTAATTACGGTTGAAGCCCACTGTTTTCGGATGGTGGGCTTTGTTAATGTGAAAATAAAGGATGATTCATATAGATGAGATTATAGAATTTACTAAAAGGAGATTCCCCATTAATTGTAATTGGTTGAATGGTAACTGCTATTTTTTCGCTTTGGCTTGCAAAGCCGCATTTTCAACCGGTGAAATCTTCTATGAAGTTGTTCAAGGACATTTTATTTTTAAATATCAAGGAAAATACTACGATTGGAGTGGTCAAATTGAACCACAAGGTTATTTGGTACCTTGGGATAAATTTGATGATTATGACCAATTACAAAAACAGAGAATTATTAGAGATTGTATAAATTAGTAACTATTAACACCTCTTTCAAGAGGTTGTTTTTATATAAAAATCGACCTTAAGAAAGGAGGAATAATTAATGTATACTATTTTGGTTACAAAAGATAATGAACTTGTAACATCTGTTAAAGAACGCATTATGCAACGAAGTAAGCTGGTTGATAAATTGCATTTTTTAGTTGATCCAATGTACAAAGACTTAGATATGTCAAATTTTACAGTATATATGGAATACTTAACGCCACAAACTAGATTGCATCGTTCTGAGATATTGGAAAAGTCAGATGAATTATATAAAGAACATTTAGAATATACATTACCTTTTGATACTTGTTTAACCAAAGAAGAAGGACAAATCGAAATTCAACTTACATTTATAAGTGTTGATTTAGATGAAGAAGGAAAAGATTTGCAGTATGTGAGAAAAACAACAACTACTACTATTACTATAACTCCTATTTCGGCATGGAGTGATATTGTTCCAGATTCTTCTTTAAATGCAATTGACCAACGAATTCTGAAGACAGAAGCTCAAATCAAGGCACTCGAAGAAATGAATGATAT